AGGAACTAAAACTTTTTATATTGAAGATTCAATTGAAGGTTGGGCAAACGCATTGGGTGTATTATTATCGTCTTACTTTGTTGACGAACAACCATTCCCTGAATATGCAGGATATGAAGTTAAATTAGATTATTCTTTAATTCGTGAGAAAGGTTCATTCATCAGCGGTGGTTTTAAAGCACCTGGTCCTGATGGTTTAAAACAATCTTTAGAAAAAATAGAATCGTTAATTGAAAAGTGGTTAACTAATGAAGGAGAAAAAATTCGTCCTATCTTAGCGTTTGATATTATTTGTCACTCAGCGGATGCAGTATTGTCGGGTGGTGTTAGACGTTCAGCATTGAATATGATTGTTGACCCTAACGATACTGAAATGATTCACGCTAAAACAGGGAATTGGAGAAATGAAAATCCACAAAGAGGTCGTAGTAATAACTCAGTTTTGTTATTAAGAAGTGAAGTTCAAAAAGAACAATTTAATTACTTGGTACAACTTAATGATGGTGCTAACGATATTGGATTTGTATTTGCGAACAGTTGGTTTGATATGTTCAACCCATGTTTTGAAATCTTAAAAATACCAGTATTAGATACTGTAGATTTTTCTAAAATAAAATATGATGATGTTGAAGAATACGTTAAAAACAATAAAGAAAAATTTGGTATCCAAGGTTGTAACTTAACTGAAATTAATGCGGAGAAGGCAACTACAAAAGATAAATTTTTAAAGGCTTGTAAAGACGCATCTATCTTAGGCACATTACAAGCGGGATATACAAGTTTTCCTTACTTAGGTGAAACAAGTAGAAAGATTTTTGAAAGAGAGGCTTTATTGGGTGTTAGTATTACAGGTTGGATGAACAATCCAAAATTATTCAACGCAGAATTATTAGAAGAAGGTGCTCAAATGGTTAAAGATACAAATAAAGAAGTTGCTGCGGTTATTGGTATTAACCAAGCTGCAAGAACTACTTGTGTAAAACCATCAGGTAATGCGTCCGTTGTATTAGGAACTGCATCAGGTATTCACCCTGAACACTCTGAAAAGTATTTCCGTATTATGCAATTGAATAAAGAAAGTAACACGGCAAAATGGTTGGTTGATAATATGGGATTCTTATTAGAAGAAAGTGTATGGTCGTCAACTAAATCGGATTACGTTGTTTTTGTTCCTGTTGAAAATCCAAAAGTTGGTTTATTCAAAAAAGATATGAAAGGAATTAAACATCTTGAATTAATTAAGTTAGTTCAACAACATTGGGTAAATGCTGGAACTAATCACGAATTATGTGCTTATAAAGGAGTTAATCATAATACATCTTGTACCGTTATTATTGATGATAAAGATGCAATTGTTGATTACATTTGGGAAGAAAGAGATTTTTTTACCGCTGTAAGTTTTATGTCGGATTACGGAGATAAAGATTTTAACCAAGCACCGTTTACTTCAGTATTGAATTTGGAAGACATTATTGAACAATATGGTAAGGGTTCAATTTTAGCGTCAGGTTTAATTATTGATGGATTACATTACTTTAATCAAAACTTATGGTTAGCTTGTGATACTTTATTAGATAGAAGTATAACTTTAACAGGAACAAGAGAACAAGTTTTATTAAAAGAATATTGGTTATCAAGAGCGAAGAAATTTGCTAAAAATTACTTTAAAGGTGATATGAAGAAAATGGTTTATTGTTTAAAAGACGTTCATTTATTTTATAAATGGGAAACCATCACTCGTCAATTTAAAGAAGTTAATTTTGGTGAAATTTTAGACAGACCCCAATATAAAGATATTAGTGACTTTGCAGCCCAAGCATGTTCTGGTGGAAGTTGTGAAATTACAAGTATCTAATGGTAGAAGGGGTAGATTATTACATAGATGAGAAGTCAGGGCTTATGGTTCTGACTTCTCTTTTTTTATTAAAGAGAGGGTATTGTTGTGGTAACGGATGTTCAGGATGCCCTTACCTACCCCCATATCAAAAGGGAAATACAAAAATAAAAGAAGATACATAACCATTTTCGTATTGTTTATATTTATTGAATATGGCAGCAACCTATGGAATAGATTTCCCATTTAGGGATAGTTTAGAAGGAAAGTTTTTAAAGATGACTGGAACTCCCGAAAGAGAGATTAGAGCGGATTTAATACACCTCCTATTGACAAAGAAGGGTAGTAGATATTATTTACCTGATTTTGGTACTAGATTGTATCAATACATCTTTGACCAAAACGACGCTGTTACATTTGGGTTAATTGAAAGTGAAATTCGTGATTCTGTAAAAAAATATATTCCTAATTTGGATTTAACCTCAATAATAGTGGTTTCAGCAGAAGATGACCCAGACCAAATTGTATCACCACAAGAAAATGAAGATAATAGACTTTTTAGGGTTTCAGGTTATTCTGAAAAACCACATACTGCTGTAGTTAAAATTGAATATACAGTAAATAACGGGGCATTTACGTCTTCGGATTTTATAATACTAAACATTTAAGATGAGTAAAAAAATATCATACGCAACAAGAGATTTTGCGGGTTTAAGGGAAGAGTTAGTAAATCTAACAACACAATATTATCCTGACTTGGTTAAGAATACCAACGACGCATCAATATTTTCAGTATTATTAGATTTAAATGCGGCAGTTGCAGATAACTTACACTTCCACATAGATAGAGTTTGGCAAGAAACAATGTTAGATTTTGCTCAACAAAGACAATCGTTATTTCATATTGCAAAAACTTATGGTATGAAAATACCATGTAAAAGACCTTCAGTTGCGTTATGTGACTTTTCAATGAATGTTCCGGTTAGAGGTGATAAGGAAGATGAAAGATATTTGGGAATTATGAGATCAGGAACACAAGTATCAGGAGGTGGACAAATTTTTGAAACCGTAGAGGATGTGGATTTTTCAGATCCATTTAATAGTAAGGGTGAACCAAATAGATTAAAAATACCAAATTTTAACGCTAATAATCAACTAGTATCATATACAATCACAAAAAGAGAGGCGGTAGTTAATGGGGTTACGAGAATATATAGGAGAGTAATTACATCATTAGACCAAAAGCCATTTTTAAAATTATATTTACCCGAACAAGATGTGTTAGGTGTTAGTAGTATCATACATAAAGATGGTACTAACTTTGGTGCAAATCCTACCTCAAATGAATTTAGTGATTTAACAAATAAATGGTACGAAGTTAAAAGTTTGGTACAAGATAAAGTTTTCGTACCAGACCCAACCGCAGTATCAGATAAAAATAATTTTAAGGCGGGAACCAATAAAACCGTTACAAATAAATTCGTAACTGAATACACACCAGAAGGATATTTTTCAGTTACATTCGGTTCAGGTAATGTTGACCCATTAGATAATTTAGATAGTCATATGAACGGTACAATGAAAGTTAACCTTTCAACCTATCTTAATAATATGTCATTGGGTGCAATACCAAAATCAAGTACAACCTTATTCATAAAATACAGAGTTGGTGGAGGTAAAGATTCCAATTTAGGTGTGAATGTTATCACGAGTATTGATAATATGGAATTGGACGTTAACGGACCTATATCTTCTATTAACACACAAGTGACTCAATCTATGAGAGTTACAAATATAACACCTGCTGTCGGTGGTGCGGATCAACCAACAATTGAAGAATTAAGAAACATGATTTCTTATAACTTTGCAGCGCAAAATAGAGCGGTTACTTTAAATGATTATAAATCAATAATTGAGTTGATGCCAGCAACATTCGGAGCACCAGCAAAAGTGAATGTCATTGAAGAGGATAATAAGGTAAAAATTAAAATTTTATCTTATGACGATAATGGTAATTTATCTGACACAGTTTCAAATACATTAAAAAGTAATATTATAGAATATCTTTCTGAATATAGAATGATAAATGACTATATTGATATTGCAAGTGGGGAAGTTATCGACTTATCATTAGAAATGGATATTGTCATCGATAAAAACGAAACCCCGACAGATGTCATTAAAACAGCAATTAACGATACCATAGATTTCTTTGATAATTCTAAAAGAAAAATGGGTGACCCATTATTTGTTGGAGATTTAATTAGACATATTGGTCAAATACCTGGAGTAGTAAATGTAATTGATATCAGGGCGTATAATAAGATTGGTGGGTTATATTCATCATCAGAAACCGCAATGGCATACAAAGACACATTAACTAAGGAGATATTACAGTCAGATATGACCATTTTTATGAAGTCCAATCAAATATTCCAAATAAGGTTTCCTAATACTGATATTAGAATAAGAACCAAAACATTAGGAACGACTACATATTAAAATGTTTTTTGTTTATAATAGTAGAAAATCTCCTTTTTTCTATTTATTAAAAGAATGATACAGAAGCATAGAATATCCACAAACATTGGGAAGGACCAAATAGTCAATCTTGAATTAAAACAAGATTTTGATTTTTTGGAAGTTCTATCATTAAGATTCACTCAAAAGGATGTTTATTCATCTATGTGTTCGGATTATGGGGTTGTGTGTGGTCGTATTTCAGTTAATAATGGTTTGGGCGTACCAAACGCCAGAGTATCGTTATTTGTTCCACAATTACAAATTCATTCAAATGATCCAGTTATATCTGCGTTATATCCATATACAGAAATTGGGGACAAAGACAGTAACAATTATAGATACAATTTGTTACCATCAAGAAAACAACATGGCGGACATGAACCCACTGGTACATTCTTTGACCAAGAAGATATTTTAACAAGAGAAGAAGTTTTAGAAGTGTATGAAACTTATTATTCATATACAGTTAAAACAAATAGTTCGGGTGATTTTATGATTTGGGGAGTTCCATTAGGACAACAAACAATTCACGTTGATGTTGATTTATCTGATATTGGTTGTTTCTCTTTAAGACCTGATGATTTTATTAGACAAGGTGCTGGTTTAGACCAATTTAAAACATCATATGCTTTTAAAGCATCAGAAGATTTAAATTCGTTACCACAAATTGTCTCATTTGATAAAACGATTGAAGTTTTTCCTTTTTGGGGTAATGATGATTTTTGTGAAATTGGTTTAACAAGAACCGATTTTGATTTATCCGATAAAGGAGTGAGAATTGAACCAAAGGCGATTTTATTAGGATCAATATTTTCTGATCAAGGGAATAGTACAGTAAATAAAAACTGTGATGTTAGAGGTGGAATGGGTAATAAATGTAACTTAATAACCGAACCAGCAACAGTTGAAATATTAAGATTTACAAATAAAAAAGACGAAAATAATCGACCTATATTGGAACTTATGGAAACAAGTGAAGATGTCGACGATAGTGGTTCATTTATGGTTTCACTTCCAATGAACATGGAATTTGTTTACACAAATGAATTCGGTGAGAACGAAATTACAAACGACCCAAATAAGGGTATTGCAACATCGGCATGTTACAGATTTAGAGTCTCAACAAAAAACGAATCATTAGGTAGAGTAAGAACGATAGGTTCTTATTTAATTCCAAATATTAGGGAATATTCAAACGATGAGGAAAAATCATACGCTTGGTCAACAAATTGGACAGATTATCCGTCAGATGCGTTAAATGATAATATTCTTTTTAATAATGTTAATGGGTCATATTACCCACAAGATTATTTCTATAGATTTAATTATAATAAAATTTATAGTGTATCGTCATTTTTTGGATCTTATAGTTCTGGAGAGTTAGGAATTACACAAATTGCACCAAAAGAAGAAGATGATTGTCAAAATAATTCATTAACTCCCCCAATTAATCATGCAACACAAACAGTTACCTTTTCAATTTTATTGGCCATAATATTAAACACATTTGAAAGATTAATTTATTATGCGTTTATTGCTGCCATACAGGTTTTAATATTACCGTTTCAAACGTTTTATAATTTTAGAATTTATATTAGATATCTTATCGATTGGAGACCGTTTGATTTTTTTGATAAGTTAGTTATCGAACCATTACAAAGATTTGGTACGGTTAGATTAGGTATTGCCATATATCCCGAATGTGAAACATGTGATAACTTAGATTATTCAAATGATTTACCAAATACGAGCACCAATCCCGCAGATTTATATTTAGAAATTGGTTCAGGTACTTGTATTCCAGATAGTTATATGACAACCTATTTTTCAGGTTATACAGATGGGGATGTAAATACAACTAGGCTTTATTTTTATATTTCAGGTGAAACTATAAGTCCAACATTTATAACTGGATATACTATTAACGACATTTTAAATGATTATGTCGGTAGATATGTTGTCAAATTTAACAATTCAGGAAATAATACCACATTAAATTTATTTACTGAATCAATAAACGGTGTTGATACATATTATTTTGATGATACACAAACAGTTAGTTATAGTGGAGGAACCCCACCATCGGGACAACAGGGATATAAATTATATGATTCACAATCACAACCATTAGGTGGTGGAGGTAACTCAGGATTAAATAGTGAATTGGAAGGAGGATGTCAACAATATGTTACCGTGTATAAAGAGTCTATTATTTATGGAACATATTGTGTTTCAGGGGCAACTATACCATATAGTGGATTAACATCTGCAAATATATTTACAGGTACAACTTGTACGGGTAGTAATATTGCGGTTGGTCAAG